GTCGAAAAAGAACTTCTTTTTGCGAGCACTACAGGAACCGAGACCACAGTCAATTTAGCTAACGATCATGTTGATGCAAATACTGAGGACATTTATTTAACGTATAAGAATGGGATAATCATTGATACTCTGGTTAAGGGTGTGGATTATTCTATCAACAATACGACAGGTCTTATTACTTTTCTTTTGCCTCTACCTAAAAATTACCAAATAGTTGCTGATTATCATTGGCAACCTGTAAACTATTATAATGGTCCGTATGAGTTTAAGGAGTTTCAAGAATTTCATACTTTGATTCCTGGGGTAATTATTTCGATTGGTCGGCGGGCGAAGAAGGGGGACCAGCAATTTATTTATGTTTCTCAATTTCGAGAACAGCAGGCCAAGATCTATGGGGGTCATTGGACAATGGTCTTTGATGTTGCAGCTATTGCCAAGGATCCAATGCAGATGGCACAGATGTCGGACCATGTGGTTTCCGAATTATGGGGTGTTCGTAAAAATATCCTTGAGTATGAAGGTATTACTTTAAATTCGGTAGAGCCTTCTGGTGAGACTGAAGAGACCCATATAGAGACCACAGGAGATCTTTATTACGAGTCTTCTATTTCTATTAATGTCCAGACGGAGTGGCAGAGTATTGTTCCTTACGTTGGAAATTTGAGACTAAAGAATATTATTCTAATCCCATCTCTGGCACCTGTTTTAAAAGCTCCTGTTCTTGGTTATGAGAGGCTGACATAAACTAATAATCTTTTAATTTGTTATTGTTCATATCCTTATTGAAAGGAAAATCCAGATGCCATTATACGAATATGTATGTAAAGTTTGCGGTTGTGAGTTTGAAGAACTTGTTAGTGCCAAGGAAGAAAGCACTACTCGGCCTTGTAAAAATTGTGATAATGGTGCCGAACGAAAGATGAGCAGATTTGCTTCAGTCATGGCGGGTGGAAGTTCTACTGAACCAGTAGACATGACCATTGGTCGGGAAGCAGATAAACGTTGGCAGATGCATTATGAAAAGCAATCTCAGAGGCGAGGGGCAGAACAGTTAAAAACATTTGAACTGCCTAAGACTGAAGATGGAAAGTTTATGCCCGTTATGGGGCTTGGAGATAAAGTCCAGAAAGAGAAGAGACAAGAGTATACTACGGCTTTACAGGAGCACAGACAGGAAAGGGTTAAGAAGGGTCAGGATCAGTTTAGTGGTGAAGCGGGTGCTTTTTAGCCGAGATTTAGTTGTTTCTCAAAAATATATATAAAATACTAAATAAAATTTACTGTTAAATCCAAATAATATTTAGATCACAAAAAGAAAAAATTGAGAAACAAACCTTATCGGAGGTACAATTATGGCTATAGGCCCTTTTCCAAGTTTCGCGTTTCCTGGCGTTTATACACAAACGCTTGATCAGGCGCCGACTGCAACAGCCGCTGGTGAGCTTAGAATTCCAGCCTTTATTGGTGTTGCCGCCGATACGATCACGACTACGAATTATGAGATGATTCGTGGTTCGAGTTCCATGGCGGATAATCCTATCGTAGATGAAGACGTATCAAGCCAGTTTACTGGTTCTGAGCGAGTTGTTCAGGTTACTTATTACCCTATTGTCTCGGGTAATGGTACAGGTTCAACGACAAACGATATCAATAATGTTAGAGTTACAGTTAATGGCGATCCAGTTCCCGTAGCTTCCGTAAATGGAACCACTGGACAGATTTATCTCGTCCAGATTCCTTCTGCTGGAGATACTGTACTTGCATCTTATTTCTTCAAACGTCTTGATGATCATCATATCAATGAAGATTTGAGCGATCAGGTCGATGGTCTTACAAAGACTATTCAGACTCATTATTATCCAATTGTTCGTGGTGATAATGGTGGATTAACAACAACTGATCCCACAAACGTCAGTGTGACAGTTAATGCCATTGCTGTTGCGGCAACAGCAGTTGATGGAGACATAGGTTTAATCACTCTGCCTTCAGCTCCAGCTCTTGGTTCGGTTGTTCTGGTTACTTATTATTCAAATGAATTACAACATACTTCTGATATTCTTCCTTCACCCTATGTTGCCAGTATCGACAAAGTTGGGTTTGCTCCTGGTACATCAGATTTTGTTGAAGGTACAGATTTTATTCTTGATACAACAGGTAATTTCAGTACGCTAAACTGGGGACAATCTTTTAAGATTGCTTCTGGTCAGCATACTATTGGATTTACATATTTTGATGATAGTGTGATAGTTGGAACTCTTTATGATTCTCATAACTATCGTAGACTATCTTCAACGGTACCTGATAGCACAAAAACGACTTTTGCTATCGAAGCAATTCCTATGACTGGTGAAGGCTTAGCTGTTCCGACAGAAAATCCCCTTTTGCTTACAGGTTATTTTGGAACTTCTCCAACAGATGCAACAGTCATAGACATTATTAAAGTTGAAGATGTCACTAAGACTATTCAGGTTACCGATCAGACTACTCCTCTTGCTGGAACAAATGTGTACGTAACAGAGTATTCAAACAGTCTTCCTGATGATGTCTGGACGTTAACAGATGTTTCCTCGGGTGGTCTCGGTGTTGGTTTGTATACAATCACTGGAGTCAATTCGGGTGTAGCGATGGATGTACAATGGTCGGGTGGTACGGATACTTCCGTTTCAGATCCTGGCTTTGGAACAGATAATGTTACATATCCTGCTGGAAACGGTCCTACAAATAGTGATGCACAAGTAGTTCCTGGATATGCCGTTGCAGAAACAGTTCAATTAACGTTCCAAGATGCAAATACTTATGTAGTAACTTCAAATGTTGCTAATGGGTCAGGTAGTAATGGCGATAATACAGGGTATCTAAATCAGACTTATATCGATAAGAAGACTGGTTTTAGAGTTACTGTAAATCAAGGAAATCTAGTAACTTATCAGGCTGCTGATCATATAGGCTATGTAGTATCTCCTTTGATCGCTGTTTCAAATACTCCAACTCGAGCAATTCCAGGCCTTAAAGTAAGAGTACAGACTACTTTAGGAATCAATCCTGGAGATACAGGTATTATTAATACGTATGCTCGAAGTGGTCAAGAACCAAACATAGGAGATTTTTACTACGTAACATTTGAGGCTACGAAACAGTTTGATTCCAATGGATTAACCAAGGCTGCTGTGTATACCAATGAGGCAAACGTTTTTGCCAGCACAGGATCTTTGACCATTAATAATAAACTGGGACTTGCTGCTCATTTGGCCTTCCTTAATGGCGCCACTGCAATAATTCTTCTTCAGATTCAGAAGACTGTGGGTGGAACTGATGCCCCTGATTCGAGATACATTGCAGGTATAGATTATTTCAATGAGCCTCTTGCTGGAGATGTTCGTCCAGTTCTTATTGAGCCTGTTACGACATCTACGAATGTTATTACTTACTTGAAGAGTTCGAATATCATTCAATCAGGTATTCGTTACGGTAATGAGCATATGTCTTATTTCGGATTTGCTCTTAATACAAGCCCTACGACAGCTCAGACCTATGCCAAAGCAATAAATAGTGAGCGTATGATTGCTATTTATCCTGATGGTGGAATAATCACTCTGACGGATGCTCTTGGTAATAACGTTGAGTATCTGGTTGATGGATCCCTGCTCGCGGCCGCAGTTGCTGGTCGTGATGTATCGCCTGCTTTTGATGTTGCAGAGCCTATCACGAAGAAACCAATTACAGGTATCACACGGTTATATCGTCGGTTGGATTCGGTAACAGCTGCACAGACAGCGAATTCAGGTATTACTCTTCTTGAAGAATTGGCTGCGGGAATTCAGATTAAGTTTGGATTGACCACAGATACGTCTTCAGTGTTGACTCGGACACCTTCGGTTATTCGTACAAAGGATTTTGTACAAAGAGGTGCTCGGTCGATATTGAGTCCATATATTGGAACGAAGTTGCTGACACAGAGAACCTCAGAGATTGTATCGACTTTGAGTTCTTATCTGTCTGCTCTGCAACAGGCACAGATTATTCAGGCTTACTCCAATGTAACGGCAGTACAAGACCCGAGTGATCCTACGATTATCAATGTGCAGGCGTTTTACGCTCCAATATTCCCGTTGCTGTGGATTGTGATTACTTTCAATCTTCGGACGAGTGTTTAAATTAAATAGGGCCTGACCTGAAAGGGTCGGGCCCCTTTTAGAAAGACAAATTAT